ACACAGTTATGAATATTATACATCCATAAATCCAAATCTAAATTCGGATTTATATTAACGTATGTCTTAAAAGGATATTCTCTGTAATAATCTGTAAGTGATGCCCTACAGAATTTACACGGGAGGATGTAGGGTATTGATTCTAGAAACTGAGCGTATGTTATCGCATTTGTTGGCGAATACTTGTAGTTAAATGTAATTAAATGAAGTAATTTCCAACCGGAAGGACCCCAAAATCTAGTGTCCATTCTCCTATCTTTTATAAATTATATTTTCCCCAAGACATCCCTCTACCTTCTGTAAAATCAGAATAACCTATTTGAGTTATTAAATTACTTTTAATTCCTTCCTGCCATGCTCTATTTGGACCTACATTCCAATACATTTCCCATTCTTTTTTATACATTGTATCATCCATAATTACAATAGTATCCTTATTTATGAATCTTTTACAATTTAATAAATCTGCTTTTGCGACCTCATATTCATGTCCTCCATCAATAAATATTAAATCATATTTGATATCAGAATTAAAACTTGGAATTGTTTTAGTACTATCACCAAGTATAAGTGTATGTCTATTTGGATATTGTTTATCAATAAATTCTTTACCAACTTTATAATAAGAATGATATCCAATATCAAAACTTGTTACTGTACACTCTGAGTTTATATTCAAAAATAAGTCAGATGAATGCCCAGCATTAAATCCAATTTCAAGAATATGTTTAATATTTGAATTAGAAGCTAATAATTGTAAAATAATGAGTTGATTATTTATATTTCGGCAATTACCTTCTTGAATTACACAATTATTTTTATTTAAATAATTAACTAATGACATTTTTATAAGATGTGTTAAAAATGGATATTAGTTAATCGCATGTGCTTTGCTTAGACCATGCCAAATCCTCTGTAACTAAGGGGAGCTAGGAAGGGTTTAATTACTGAGTCACCCGATGGTACAACCCCTTCTGCCTTACATTTCACCACAGCCGGGGGACAAGACTGTCTCGGGCAAGGGGCACAAGCGGGGCATTTAGTTTGCGGTGCGCATTTCACTTCGGGGCAGCGAGGGCGGGGGCATGGTGGGCACTCTCCCTTTGGCTTTTGGCACTTAGAACAATCCAAAATTACTGGGTTCTGTTTTGGAACCGAACTCTTAAGTACGTAATTACTTAAGTCGGGTACAGGTGGACACTCACTTTTAAGTATATAATTACTTAAATCAGGAACAGCAGGGCAGGGTGGTATAGAGCTTTTAAGTACATATTTGCTCATGTTAGGTTGTTTACATTCAGGGCATGCCGGACTGCCGTCACTATTGCTTCCATTGGCAAATCCTTCTTTTTTTGATAGTCGTGTTATATATAAACCTATCGCCAGACCTATTACAAAAACTCCCAACATATGAATTGGTGAAGCCATCATTCTGTTTCTAACATACTTTTTATACGTCTCTAAGGTGTAGTTTTCCGAATATAAATCATATCTTCAAATTGACCTAAAACAACATTAATTGCTATTATTCTTCCATCACGAATTCTATCTTCATATTCACTTTTATTATCACCAGTGCGAGGACATAAATACTGTCGTGTAAAATATGTGTGTAAATCCTTTGTATCTTGTAAATATTTCTCAACAAATTGATAGGCTAATTCGCTTGTAGCAAATGAACCCATAGTTTGACGTTCATTAAATGGTTTATCAACCGCACGAATTATTACTTCTGATTCTACTACAAAATCCATTTCTATTATTTATTGTTTTAATTTTTATTTCTTTATTTTTTATTGTTTTAAAAATTCTATCTGGCAATTCTCCATCCAGCCCAATCCATCGGTGGGCAGCCACATGTTTCTGGTAGAGCGGGGTCCATTGTTGCCTGTAATCTATTACAAATCATACGCGCATACCCTTTCCAAGAGAAATCTTTTGATACTTTTGTACTACCTGGCATTATTCCAAAATCATTAGAATTTAGTCCTCTTTTTCTTACTTGTCCTTCAATCTCCTTAGCTCTTTTTTCCCAATCAAATTGTGAAGGGCCACGTCCCGCATCTTGTGGTGTTGGCGCAAATCTGTCCGTTACTGGTTCTAGACCACCATCTGGCATAAATTTCGTATTACAGGCATTATCTAAATCGGCACACGATGGGAATCCTGTTCTTTCAATAGTTGATGCTAGTGCGCGGGCCTTTTCTGCTTCTCGGGGGCTTGTATATTTAACTCCAAATGATGCACTTATACCATTTACAATAGTATCCGCGTATTTATTAATTAAGCTATTAATTTCTCTTGTTGTATTTGGATCATTCTGTAAATTAGATGGTAATATGTTAGCTAAACCTGGGGGTAAACCTAATGTCTTAATTATTTGAGGTAGTGGCTGAGATAGATTACCTAAAACTGGAAATGCGTTATCAATATCCTTCTTCATTACTGGGATTTCAGTTGGCATTAATGCGCCTGAGCTTACTTGTTCCAATATAGTTTGAATATTAGACTTTAATTCAGTAAGAGCTACTACCCGCGCATTAGTATTAGGATCTGTTGTACCACTAGCGGATAGGCGGGTTATTTCACCTGTTATTTTCGCTACAAAATCTTCTAACTCTTTGGGAGTCGCAATTGCGCCATTAAGTCCCGCGCCAGATGCTAGCCCTGTTCCAGACATTTGACTTGGTACTCCTGCTTCAAATCCTTCAACTGCCCCGCGCACATTAACTGGTTGGGTAAACTCATAAATAGGTCCCTGAATTGGACCAGCCGCACCTATTAGTCTTACTTCACGCTGTAGATATGCTAAGTTAGAGGCTATCTCATTTAGATGTGATTGAGTAATAGTGGGTTGTAGACCAGGATTTCGGTTAAGTACTTCTACTTCGGCCTGTAGAGTGTGGAAATCACCTCTGGCCGTATTAAGTGGAAGTTGGATTGTAGGATCGGAACGCTCAGAAATCTCCTGTGCCTCAAATGCTAGGAAACCCTTTACCATTTCAAGCATTGATACTAATTGCTGTCTGTTTGCCTTAATTAGTGATGTATCTTGGTATGGTAAGGGGCTCATTGACGCAATTTGCTCATATGGGGCAATTGGTAAATGTCCTGGTAAATCAGACGGTTGAACATTGGAATCATCTATACTTCTGGCCGGAGGCGGCGGTATAGCAGGAGGAATTATATTTACAGGTATATTGACTTTATGCGATGGCGACGTATTTACTGGATTAAATCCCTCTTTTGTAACATTACTCTGATTAGTTACTGAAGTAAAAAAGTAAATTACTATTAAAACAAAAAGTAATGCTAAGAACGCAAACATCCTACTTTCTTATATTATCTTTTATAATGAATGTGTGGAGAATCAGTCTAATAATCTAGAGCACATCCCCAGCAGGGGATTGCGTCTTTCTTAATAAATTGTGCCATATTTGGCTGTGGAGGGCATCTTGCCCTCGCCGTTTTATCTTTATAGCAGCTATTCTCATATTCCTTACCTTGAGATATCGCAGCCGTAACTTTATCCTTCACAGATTTCTCACCACATTCATTTTTAGGTACATCTTCATTATCACATCCATGTTCTTTTACAGGTTCGCATCCGTGATTATCATCTTCTAAGCCACAACCATCATTGTGTAACATTGGTGTTGTACTTCTGTTAGCTAGAACTTCATTTCTTACAACTTTTTGAAGATCCTTTAATATGTCAGCTTTCTGTTGTAGCATTAAGGCATTATATCCATTTTCACTGAATTTCACTTCAGGAACAACATCGGTTCTAGATGGTGAACTTCCAGTCGTAGAAGGTGGGGTAGCTGTGGCAGAAGGCGTGGTAGAAGGTGTGGCAGAAGGCGTGGTAGAAGGTGTGGTAGAAGGCATGGCAGAAGGCATGGTAGAAGGTGTAGTAGAAGGTGTAGTAGAACTGGATGGTACAGTAGCATTATTAATAGGTCCTACAAAGTTAATAGCATTCATTTTATTTATTGCGTTATTCATATTATCAATGGCTAATTTTAAATTATTTTTTAGTGATGTTATAGTCTCAAGAACTAAGATTTTATCATCTGTAGTTTTAGATAATACATCAGCAAGTTGTATTTTTACAAAGCATAGTCTAATTACTTTATAAACATTCAATACTGCGTCTCTGACTGCATTTCTAAATAATAAATTAAGATCAGGATCATTAAATTTAAAATCCAGCTCTAAAGGTTGGATCGATGTCTTTATTTGTCCTAGTTTGTTGTCTGCATCATTTAAGACCTTAATTAATTCTGTAGTATCAAGTGGTATGGAAGAGATTTCTGCTTTTGATATAGTATCTATTGTTTTAACAATATTATTAAGGTTATTTCTAGCTGTTAGATGTAATGTATTAAAGTTATATGCCTTTGTAGGATCACTATCACTATGTTCACATGTACAAGAAAGAGGAAAATTAGACATCTTTTCGTTAAGTATCATATTCATTTGCCTATTAACATATTCCACCTGACTCTTAATACTAGGTAATGGTGGTGGATTAGCGCGGAAGCCGACGGGAGCTTCCTGTATGGATGGTAGCACAGCTGGCGATACTGGTGGTGTAAAGACTGTACCAGAACCTGACATACCAGTTAATAATCGTGGTGGCGGTGTAGTGAGTAATGGCTTAGCGACTAATAGTTGAGTAGTATCTAATACAGAGGTATCGGGTGCAACTGTATTTATTGCGCTGCCCAAATTATTAGTAATATCATCAAATCCTTCTTTATTTACATAGTAAGACGTAGCGATAACTACGACTAATATTAAAACAAGTGTTGCGAGTGTGGCCTTAATAATCATTCTTCTACTGCTTATTACACACTTTACAATTTTAGCTATTTTCATTTTCATCGCAATATCAATACTTTTAGAGGTTTTGGCCGGAGGTAAAGTGGTTAATATAGATCTATAAAGATTTAAAATCTAGATAGATCTGTATTATATAAAAATGTATTTATGAATTAATTGCGATTTCTTTTTGTGTTGTTACGTTTATTATGGCGTTTATGAGTTTTGCGATGTTTTCCACCATATCTGATCTTATTCTCTTTAGCTTGTAAGGCTCTCAATCTTTCTTTTAATTTCTTTTGTTCTATTGTAAGAAATTTTCTACTTTTATTATGTATATTTTTATTTAATTGTGCCTGCGCTAGATCTTGCTTAAGAAGTTCAAGTTGTGCATTATTTGATTTAGATCTTTTATAACTCTCAAGCTCTCTAATTTTTCTTGATATATAGTATATATTACGTATATTTTGACCTTGCTCAGGAATTTCACTTAAAGCGTTTTCATAAGAATTAATATCATTGTGTATACTATTGATATTATCTGCCATTTTACATTATACACATATTTTAATCTAATATACGCATACCTGTCGGAAAGACTTGATTATTTGCGATGCGTTGTGCGATGTGTTTTGCGATGCGATTTGCGATGCGATTTGCGATGTTTTCCACCCCAGAACTGATACCAAGGTTTAGAGACAGGAGTTACAGGTGTTACAGGTGTTACAGGCGTTACAGGTCTTACAGATAAATTCTTTAATGTATTGGAGGTATTCTGTTTTTTAGGTAAATTAAGATTGGCTGTCTTTTTTCTACTTAAATTATACCATTTCTTAGGCTGAGGTGTTTTTTTTAGAATAGTTTCTACATTAAATCCATTAATTTTTCCCTCTAATGTATTATTATAATTAGTATTACTATTACTTATACTATTATTATTATTAATATTAAACTCGCCATGTTCTCTAAAATAGGCTCTTCCAGATTCTCTAAGTTTTTCTAATTTTCTAGAAAGCTCTCTCCATTTTGATAATTTTGGGTATTTAATTTTAAATTCTTCAAACTTTGTCTGAAAATTAGGCATATTTTTTCTAGTATTTAGATTATTATAGTCTCTCTTAAATTTATCAATTGATATAATTATATCCTCACGATTCAAATAATTCTTATAAGGCGATTTTCCCTTATATATAATTAATTCATCTTCTGCGTTCTTTGATGCGATATTTCTTAGTTCTTTTGTTGTTTCTAAAGGGCTAAGACCTAAAAGATATGATGCTTTACTCGTCATTTTATATTATGTACACATTTTTATAATACGCATTATGTTGAATTATTCCGTAATCAACTAAATAGCTTTTAAAAATTAACTAGCGTTTAGTTGTTATTAGATACTTCCATACCGATTTATGACAAGTATTTAATTGCCGACGCTTAATTGCGGCGGTTCTTGCGGGTGCCACGACGACCAGTCTTGCGGGCACTCTTGCGACCAGTCTTGCGACCCGTCTTGCGGCGCTTGCCACCCTCCGTCTTGTTCTTGTTGCGGCGCTTGCCACCCTCCGTCTTGTTCTTGTTGCGGCGACGCGCACCACCCGTTACATTCTTGGCTTTATTCATGGCTACAGAGTTAGTCATCTTTATACTACATAATTAGATTTTATTTACACCAGATTTTAGAAAACTAAGATACGCACTTCTGTCGGACAGTTCTAAAACTTTAACTTCCCTTCCACCCAGTTATCTAAAATCACCAGATCAATCGCACGGAACCGGGAAAACCTAAGCGGACTATATTGATGTGCCTCTTTTCTTTCAAATGTTACATATTTTCCATTCGGATGACTAATCATACCATCCGATGTTAAAGCCCCACCCCTTAACCGTTGAATCCACTTAAAGGACTCATATGCAAAAACTTGCCTGTCTAGAAGCCCAACGCGACTAATTACAAATACACCAGGCGCACCATCCGCCGGTAATGTATTAATCGGAGATACCGATAATAACTCCCTAAAATTCATAATTCTTTCTTCAGGATTTCCAAATTCATCATATTCTCCTATTGTTAATGGAAGATCTGGATTAGTAGAAGTTCTAAGAATATCTACATAGGGAACTTCGGTAAAAGCTGCCCCCACTAAGTGTCCATCAGGATAACGTCCAACAATTGCGCCAACAGGTAAACCACCAGCAGAACGACCAAAAATAACAGTTTTATCTGCCTCTAATCCATTTTTAGTTTTTGCCGCCCTAATAACTGCCTCAAAATCATCCACTGATACATGCCTATTCTCTCTTCGCGCCATTTCTGCCCACGCAGCATCTATATCTCCGCCACCACGAACAAGTGCGAATACTATTGCCCATTTTCTTTTAAGTATTGGATACCAGGATGTATAAGGCCATCCAATTGGTGTAGATGATCCATATGCGCCATATACATATATTAATTGTGCCTTTGGCTTAATGCCTTTTTCTTTAATAATTACAAAAGGCACTTGTGTACCGTCTTTTGATAATGTATGAAAGCGATTAACATCTAGCGGTCTGAACTCAATAGGGCGTGCGATATCTATTTTTCTTTCATCGCGTATTATTTTATTATTAATTATATATATCATAAATGGAATCTCAAATGGCGATTTAATTACGAAGTGTTGTATTAGTGAATTCTCCCACTGTGTCCAAATATTAGGATCAATATTACCAACTTTTATTTTTAAAAGTAGTTTGGGAGGATTTTTTGAACAAAACCATATGGATTGCGCCCCTTCGTGTATTGTTATAATATTTCCTGATTGTATATTTATCCATGTAATTTCTTCATCTGGAAGTATCCACTCATTTATAGGCTTTCCCATCGCTACCCATTTATCAAATCTCGCCTTTCTTACCAATATACAATCATCTCCATATATACTTTCACCTAGAGGCCACTGCGATAAACTATTCTTTGCTAACTGTTGTAACTCAAATCCATTGACTCTGTATAATACACTATTAAGTGGACTATCTGATAATATATATAGTGTTCTATTAGCCCCTTTATAGAGTATTATATCACGTCGTTTATCTTTTTCTCTATATAAAACATGCTCATTATTACCTGTTTGTGCGTTACAAACACATAAATCTACAGTTCTAAAGTAGTCTACTACTTTTACATAGTAGCATAACTCACCAACAATTGCGATTTGTGAGGAAATAGCCTTTTTTGACCAAATAACTTTGCCATCAGATGATTCACATATTAATTTGTTTTTATTATATTCACTATCATCTGGTGTAACATACCATACAATATTACCCTGAACATCAATATCGGATGCGGCTTTTACTTTTTTATCCCATGCCCATTTCCAAATAAATTTATATCCAGATGCTAATATAATATCAACTGTACCACACCCGATTTTAAAACCTGGTAGATTTGAATACTGCTGAGCCTGAATTATTTC